TTAAGAACATTATCAGCTAAGTGTTTACCTGCTCTAATATGAACTTCGTTTGTTCTTAAAATAACATCGGTATTACATTTACCTACTATTGCAACATCACTTGGCAAAGGATATACACCAATTGCATCTGGTAAACTTGATGGTGCTGGGTCTGGTACTGTCATTCCCATATTTGTTGTTGAAAGTGCTGTGTAGATTGTATCAAATCCTATTTTTTGTGGCTGTGATATGACACTACCCATCCAATATCTGCTTCTTTCTGGAAATTTAATGTCTTCAATAAAAATTCTAACCATTTCACCAACTTGCGGAAGTAAAAAGAAAAATTTTGGCAACATAGGATAACAATAAGGCAAATCGGCATTTGAAGTTCTATTGTCTAAATCGGGTATTTTAACTTGAATTCTGCCACCGTCTGTATTATCGACAATAGATATCACTTCACCATAATAAATCGTTCTGGTGTGCTGATAACCCCCTACTTTCTTAAATGGGTCACTTGTTGTTATAATGGGTTTATCAAACATTATCTTTTACTTATTTCTTCGATTAATGTAACATAAAATTTTTCTGCTTCATCGAGTGATGCAATTTTTTTATTAATTTTGTTTTGAAGTTCATCAAGTTCATATGTATGACCGATAAGTTCCTTCTTCAATGCCTCATGTGCTGCTTTAACATCAATAAGCATTTTATTCAGTTCAATTGGTGTATATTTACTAAGGTCTTCCATTATTGTATAACTCCATAACCTTTTGCAAAATAGATAGTTGAGCCAGCCACGGTGACAGGTCCTGTCGGTCCTATACCTGAAGCCGATAGTGTAATCCCGGGTGGAATTGCCACCGTAATTACAGCATCTTGTTGAAATGCTCTTACGATTTCTGTCATCCTAATTCTTTCCATAATTTCATCAGGAGAAACACCACCAGAGGGTAAAGCACCAACAGGTAAACCTGCTTTGGTTTTTCCAGCAATAACATTGCTTGCCATTTTAAGTGGTGACAGTCCCGGGCGTGTTTTTATACCAACAAGAATTAGTGGTGTAGGCACAGTAGGCGGACCGCCAATACTCGACAGGTTTAATATCTTGGTGAATGCACCGATGATTGATTCTGGATTGTTGAAATCAGTTGCCATATTATTTTACTATTTCTGCTGCTTTAGCTGCTTTTACAGCTTCAGCTTTTACTGCCTGAATTGCTTTTAATTCTTTAATGCTTATCCATTTCCAACCTAAAAACCAATTGGTCGTCAGTATCCTGAACCAATTAGGTTTAACTGTTGTTGCGAGTTGTGTGCCTTCTAAATCACCGTTATCAACGAGATAAACGCCTACAAACTGTTTGTTTAATTTTTGATCTACTATCATGTTGTCTTTATGTGTAAAAAACTCATAATTATTCCTGAGTATTGTGTTATTCTTTCTTTTATCATTGCCTGTATTAATGGTACTAAAAGTTTTACCAAAAATACTTTAATTAAATTAAATATAAATTCGTTAATAAGTTTCATTGCAGTCTTTATGACACAATTTAAAAGTGTTTTAAATTTCTTAAGATCATCTTTTATATTACCAATTTTAGTAATACCCTGATTTTGAAATGCGCTTATAATTGAAAGCAATGCACGTATTTGTGGTGTTGCCGTCATTGCTTCTGCCAATGCCTGAGTAATTAATTTGATTAGTCTTTGGAAAAATCCATCTTTTATTGTTTGTTTATTAGCATTTGCAACGTCTTTATTGTTTATACTCTGATCGATTGTATTGTTTATTTGATTACCAACATAATTTGGGTCAATCGCTTGACCAGTTGTACCTGATATATTATTAATTAAAGTTGTTAACCCACTCATTGGCAGACTTGCTGATATTACACCGCAACCCATATCATAATTAACCACTCCGTTTATTACTTCTTCTGCACGTTTAAGTAATGCTGCATTATCTTCTGGTGAAATTTCAAAACTGTCGTTATCATTAATCATTTGAGCAATTAATGCACTGGCAACTAATTCATCATGTGCTTCATTAACTGTCTTATTCTGACTTTTTGTAACAGTACCATATATTTTATTCATTACATTACTAATAAATTCTTTTTTGTTTACAATTTTAAGACTATCAATATAATCATCTGCCCATTTACCAATTGAAGGACTACTACCCTGCATATTAAGTACCATTTCATCAGTAGATGCCTGATATTTCATATGTAAACCACCAAAAGATGCATTACCGTTTTTAATTGCATTATATGCCTGAGTATCAAAATTAGTCGGAGAATTATCATATAATAAATTTCCACCCTGAGAAGTTGGGTCAGTCTTTAGTTTACCGCTTATATCCAAATCCTTTACTTTAACCCTAATACCAGTACCAGCAGGTTGAAAATAAGTTGGTATGTTACCACCAGCATTATATTGTGCTGCCTGATTTTTTAAAGACTCTTTTAATTGGGGTTCAATTTTATCAATAAACTTACTAAATAAATCACCAGTTAATCCTTGTAGTGCATCTGTTCCAGCAACAACTTTTAAAATATCGAGCATAAAAGGTACAATTTCTTTCTTATTATTAATTGAAGGAAATATATTGGTCTGAGTAGGCATTTTTGTTGCCGACATTACCGAAGTATATGAACCTATGGTCGTAAAAATATCTCTTTTGTTGTCACTTAAACTCATTATTCTTCTTTATTTTTTTCTTTGTCTTTCTTTTCAAAATGTTCTGAAACCATGTTTAATAATTCCATTCTTCTTTCTGCAGATATATCACCAGATTCTTCAGATGACGATTTAGCTGTACCACCATTAAGACCACCAACAGCATTACCTGCTTTGACGGTGTTATCAAATACAACTTCTTTTAAAAATTTAAGAAGCATGAGCTTTTGATCTTGGTTTTTGGCTTCTGCAGCAATAAGTTTAACAATCTGATCACCTATTGCCTGAATTTCACCACCTTCTTTTACCTTAAGTTCCCATTTTGTGAACAAACGGGTAATCTTAGCTTTTATGTTAAAAGACTCATTGTAGATTTCTTGAAATAGCTTATTTGCGCTTTCTTCGTCAAACGTTAATTTTTTTCTAATAGGTCTCATATTTAATTATTTTATTTCCTTTACTTAAATTATCTTTTGCCCACAACGGTTGTAAATTACACAATGCATTTACTATGTTTGCAGGTGTGCCTTCTTTGAACATAGAAATTGGCTTTTTGTGATCAATATGCCATTCTCCGTGATTATTCCAATCCATCCCATCTTTAAAATTTAACTCTATTCTTTGTTTAAATTTACCCACATCATATCCTAATAATTCGGATGTTATATTAGTTTTGTTTGTATTTGAACGAGTTAAAAAATTAAATAATATTGTTCTATAAGCAAATTTATATTTATTTTTTTTAATATATAATAATTGTTTTTTATTAAATTCTTCTTTATGTTTTTCTCTATAATTTCTGTTATGTTTTGCTCTAACCTCATTGGGTATATTCTTTTGATATTCTTTTCTGGCTTCAGTAACTTTTTCTATATTATCTAATTTATATTTTTTATCGTAATCACTTTTTTTCTTTTTAATTATAAAATCGTTACGTTTTTCCTTTAAACATTCTTTACATGTTGGGTATAATCCGTCTGGTTTGCTCTTGTCATGGGTAAAACAATCTTCATTTTTATCTTCTTTACATGTAACACATTTTTTCATTATAATTATTTTAGTACATATAAATACATATTAATTCAATTTATGTTAATCATCCAGATAGTCCATTTTTTCGATGAAATAAATTTCCTTGAATGGTTTAATACCGATTCGTATTTCTTTAGTCGATAATCCAGTTTGCTCTTTCAAGAACAAAAGAATTTTATTCTTAGCAAATTTGTTTGTGACTCTTTTATTATATTTACCTTCTGGGGTATCTTCCATGAATAGTACATGCCAGTTTTTTAACACATTTATAATTGCATCACCAACAATAACTTCATTCTTCTTCATCGTTACATCATTTGGTGGATTGATTTTTTCTTCTATTTTAGCAACCACTGTATTAATCAACTGTTCAAATTGATGATGTGTTTCTGTTTCAAGCTCATAAGAGTATTCAACATTTTCATTTATTTCATCAATATAATCATCAAAAGAAAGATTTGTCTTCTTTTCGATGTAGCTTTTTTTACTATGATCTTTATAGTAGTTTCGAATTATTGTCTGACAATAACTATATGCTCTGGAGTTAAATATTCTATAATTATACTCATCTTCTCCAATTAAAGTTTTTAGTTTTTCATTCGCTTCTTCAATAAGAAAATATCTATAAATGTTTGATTTAGTCCATTTTGTAGTGCCATTTTTATTAAATTCAATAATAAATGGTCGATACTTAATCATATGTTCTATCAAGTGACTGCGAGCATTTGATTCTACTTCCACTATATCATAATTACCAATATGTATAGGATAACGTCTTAATATAGATTCGATCATTTTACGAAACGGCACTAACAGAATTTGATTATAAATCCTGTTTTTTCCTTCTGATGTTGTTCCAGTGATATAATCTATAACTGCCTGTTCTTCTTTCTCCGCAAAATATGGTACAACGACTTCTTCTTCATCAACTTTCTTTTTCATTTAATTATAAATTGACATAGAGATTATTTTTGAAGCCTTGACATGTCAATAGGTCTATCTGTCATTATATTTGCTTCTTTTACTGCAGTTTCAAACCAGAATTTTCTTTCTGGAACTGGCATTGTTTTTAAATAACCGTCAAATAAACTACCTACACGTGTTGCAAGGTGTTTGTAACCAATTTTTGGTATTGAGAATATTTTACTTGCATTATTTAATGCTCTGAGTAAGAATTCATACATAAAGGTTAACTTAATGTTTGATTTATATCCGCCAAGGTTTAAGAATTCTGATTTCTTGATTACAGCACCACTTAATTTAAAGTCGGTGTATTGCTGAAGTGCTTTTGCATTCAGATAACCCATTTCACCGTTCTCTCCAACAAACTGTTGTGCCCAAACGGTTTCATTCGTAATCTTAATACCTTCATTTTTTTCGTTGACTTCGATCATCATTGTAAGAAATACATCGATCTCTGGATATGCCTTAACATATATCTCTGCATTCTTAAAAAATGTTAAACCATATTCATCATCAAATTCAAGTACCGAGAAATAATCGGTAGTTATTGATTTTACTCCAAGATTAACTTGTGATTGATAGTCTGTAATACCTTCATTTTTAACAAAGATGATGTTAATACCCTCTGGATATTTAGTCAAAAGACTTTGCTGATAAACTAACATATCAGTTTCTATTGCAGCAGCATAAACTACAAGAATCTGTGGTTTTTCTGCAATTTTTTCTTGTTTCTGTACTGATGCAATTGCACCATCTAACATGCCTGAAACTTGTATGTTATATTCGTGTACTGGAATTATTGTTGTTATATTCATTGTATAAATTTTTATTTTAAAATTATTTTTGTTCTTCAGTTACTGGTGGTAATAATATATCAACGGTCTGTGTTGGTGCTTCAGTTGGTATTGCAATTACTGCTGTTGGCACTATTGGCTGTGGTGGATTAATTGCGCCACTTAAAAGTGCAACTCTCTGATTAATAACATCGTTATAAATTTCAACCAGTCTTTTTTCGCTTGCTTCCTGACTATATTTGCTGGCAATATTACTCATAGTTTCATATAATTCAGGTTTAATTGCATCATCAAGAAACTTAACAAGTACTTCACCTACTAATACTGGAAGATCATAAAAGTTTTCAGTCCAAACGCCAGCACCTTCGACAACTTTAACACCTTTACCAGTTTCGTCTCTTTCAATCATATATTCTGGCATAATGTCTGGTTTGAGACAGATCGGAATAACACCTGCTTTCATACATTCAAGTGGAAAAGTACCAAATGATGAAATTCTATCAATCCATACAGCAGCAAAGTTACCCTGAAGTCTTTTTGCAAAGTCAACCCTACGCATTGGCTGTGGTGGTTTACTCTTTGTCACCATAGGGTCAAAAGTTACCCATGAATATTGAGGATATTTAGCAAAGAATAATTTAACGAGTTTACTGATCTCATTTGCATTTCTTCCTATTACAGAAATAATTGGCTTTTGAGGTACGTCT